ATGTATTAATTATACCAGATTAGCGTGTAATTGTAAAGTTGTATGCTTTTTCCCAGGCTAAAATATCAGCCTCATCATTAAGAAGTGGTTGACCTTTAATATTAAGGCTGGTATTAAGAAGAACTGGAACCCCAGTCTGTAAATAAAACTTATTTAAAGTCCTCCATAAGCCACGATGTTGATCCTTGTTTACAGTCTGGACCCTTGAGGTTCCATCTTTATGAACCACTGATGGTATTTTATCTGGCTGTAAACATTTAACCGTATACTGCATATATGGGGAATCAAAGTCCATATCAAACCACTTGTCTGCAAACTCTTCCATAACAACTGGAGCAAATGGTCTAAAGAGTTCTCTTTGTTTAATTAAATTAACTTTGTCTTTGATTCGTGGATCTCTTGGATCAGCAAGAATACTTCTATTACCTAGCGCTCTTGGACCATACTCTGCTCTTCCTGTTGCTACTGCTACTATTCCATCTTTTAGTATGCCGTCAATTATTTTGTCAACTGGATATTCCCCGCCTAAGTCGTGACCTAGGTATGGATCTTTCCATTCAATATGTTTTCCATATAACGCTGCTGCTGCACCTAAAGAACTTCCAGCATCTCCTGGGTTGGGCATAATCCAAACATCACCAAAAATATTCCATAACAGGGTGTTGGCAGAAGAGTTTAAGGCGCAACCACCCATAAACACAAGGTTGTCTTTGCCAGTTAGGTTGTATGCCATATGCATAAACTCATTTAGCCTTTGTTGATAAACAAATTGAACTGCAGCAGCGATATCAAACTTATCTTGCTCTGATTCAATCCATCCCCAATCATTAATTCCTTTATGAAAGTTATACTTTTGTTGATCATACTTTGGAAAATATGCATCAACTTTTCTGTAATATTTTGTCCAGTCCCCATATGCTGCCATACCCATCATAATATACTCTTCTTGATTTGGCATTAGACCTATTAGTTGTGTGAAAGCAGAATAGAATAATCCAAAACTAACTGGATAGTTTTGCTTATACTTAAGCCTAATCTTTTCTCCCTCTCCAACCCAGATTGTTGAGGTATTGTATTCACCAATAGCGTCAAGAACAACTATGACCGCATCAGTAAAAGGACTGGTGTAGTACCCTGCACAGGCGTGAGAGTAGTGATGCTTAAACGATTTTCTTGGAACGCTATCTATTTCAAATTTTGGAAGCCAATCTCCTGAGCCACCCCTAAGAAAGAGTCTTGATTTTTTTAATAACGGTCTCTCGTAGTATGCAACATGGTCTGGTTTTCCATACTGTAAAGCATCTTGAATTAAATTATCATTTACGTACCAGTCATTTTTCTTTTTGCTATATCGCTCAGCATGTCCTGCAAAAAGAATCTCTCCATCTTTTATTAAGGATACAGACGCATCGTGTGATGTTTCATTAACTCCAAGAATTATCATTCTGCGCCAGTAGAATCTCTTTTTTGTTCCAGCGGGACATTATGATACCAGTTTGGTAGTGCGTATCTTGGACCCCTAGTAACTGGATAAACTTCATGAACATACAAAAAGTTTGATGGGAAAAATAGTACGCTACCTGCTTCAGGTTTAAACTTTAATCCTGAATGCCTAAACTCTATCTCACCACCTTCGTAATCATCATTAAGGTATAAAAGAACAGATAAAACTCTAGTGCTTATCCCCTGATCTTGATGTGCTGGAAGGTGCCCAGTCTTATCATATCTAAGCAAGTGCATTGTCTTTTCTCTAGACTTGATATTCTTTTCTGCAAAAGGATATAACTCTGTTGAGTAGTGCTTAAGCGTTCTATCTAGTGCTCCAAATAATTCATCAGAAATAAAAGTTTGCTCATTTAGATAGATATCAGACTTTGGAATGTCCTTTACTTGCGGTATAAACTTTTGCATATTAAATGTAAGCATATTAGCGCCTTCACCATATGTCCATGGTACCCAAGGCTTTACAGAAGTTTTGAATGGTGCTGTCTTATCTTCTTGATATCTAGCATCAAGTTCTTCAATCTTATTAATTAAGTCTGCTGGATTGTTTACAATATTTTTATAGTAAACCATTCCAAGATCAAGTATCTCATAGTTTAACAAGAGGATACTCCTTCGCTTTCCATTTATTAAATCCAGGATGGAATTCTGGATCAGCATGTCCTGGTAAAGATGTGTGCATGTATAGACCAGTGTACCTATCTCCCCTGGTTACAGTTGTAATTCCATGGATATACTCTGTTCCTGCCCCTGGAAAAAACACAGCAGAATATTGTTTTGGTTGATACTCAAACTCTTGGTTTGGGAAATAAATCTTTCCACCATCATACTCTGACTCATTATTTAAATACATGATTGTGCTAAACTCAATCCAAGGCTCTGGACCTTGTGCATCAATATGTAGGTCGCCCTTTGTTCCAGTTTGCCAGTGTGATCCGAACGCTTTAAATACGTAGATGTCATTCTTAAAGCCCATGAGTTCTTTATGCATCTGATTTGATTTGTGACCATACTTGATCATGATATCCTGTACCGTTTTATTGTACGGTAACGATGTACCACCAAACCTTTTAGCGTAATACTTTGGGTACTCATTTACTTCTGATGGATTTAGTTGCTCGTCAATTAATGTCTTAGCATCTTCTGGCGAGATGAAGTTATCTATTACTGTTATTCTATGCATTGTTTCCCCCTGTATTCATTATACCATTAGTGAATTGACTTGGTTTTTGCTACAAACCTTCTTGCATCAACCTTATTAAAATCTAGTTTCTCTGGGTCATAAGCAACATCGTTTCCATCAAATGGTAGCCTTTTTATTAGTTTTAGGTCAACCCCATGAAATGTTTCAAAATCTTCACGGCTTCTCTTCCTTGCGCCAATGAATAGGAACTTACTTTTTCCTGTGTTGAGCAGGTCTACCACTTCGTTATAGTTATGGTTTAATGAGAATGGAGTATATATTTTTCCAATTGTAGGAGACTCTGATAGGCTAAAAAATTTTGTAGGGCAAGAATATATGTCAAAGTTAGCAGAGAACATATCTATAGAAATGACCTCTTCTTCGCCGTTATATTTTAGATATTCTGGGTACTTCATATGAAACTGAAAAATTTTCTTTGTAGCAAAAATAAAATCTCTATCTATATAGTTTGTAAGAGTAAAGTCTTCACAATCTTGTTTTTCTACTTTTATATAAAATAAATTTTCATTAGATAGTTTTACTGAATGATTTCCAGATATAAGAATATTTTTGTCTTGCATAAAATTTAGTAAGTTTCTATCCCAATCCTTGGTTAGCATTACAGAATCTCCCAACTGCAAGATATAGTCTGCTCGTGAGTTTCTGATTGCTTGATTTTTAATTGAGCATGGGGATTTTTGGGAGTCCCAAAATATATGAGTATAGTAAGTAACTCCAAGAGATTTGAATAGTTCTGTCCTATCAAGTGGATGCTGATCTGCAACATAAACGGTTATCTTGTTGTCTCCGCTAGACATCTCTTTTAAGTTAGTTACTGTTTCCTTTAATTTTTTTCCTTTATATGAGTAAATAACAACGTCAATATTTTTACTCATTTTCGTTATCAATTTCTATCTCTTTACTATTCTTAGTTCCAAATTTTTTTCTTATCCAAGCAGTTTCTTTATAGTAGCCATACAGTCTTGATCTTCTGTTTTCTGCTGCCAACTCATGCCTGTCTAGATCATCTTCAGTCTCAACTACTTCGCTTTCCCAGTCCTCACGCTTAAAAGGAATCATTTGAAATATAGGGGTGCCTTTCGGAATTAAACCTATAAAATCTTTTTGAAGAAAGAATGCAGTAAATACTGGTAGTCCCCAAATATCTGATTCAACAATTCCAGACATAGTATAAAACGGAAGATCAAACCTATTCATTGGGTGTGTAATTAGAACAGAATACCCTGGTGGTGTTTCATAATACCAATTCATTCTCCATCCATAGTGGACTGGGTGGCAGTTGTTTGGTACTGGAAGTTCTATTGTTGGTCTCTTGTCTATCATCATTACTTCACCATTCCAAGATACAATGGGCTTTCCTTTTTCATCTTGATCTACATAGACATCATCTTCAAGAACATAATGGTACCCTCCCGTTAGTGCATCAAAGAATGGCATACACATTTTGGTTGCAACCATTGCGCCATCTGTTCCGATATTGTTTTTTACTCCAAGTGTGATATCATCATTTGATTTGTCAAACCTAGTTAAACTCTTATACCATTCTGGAACAGTGCTTACTGCTGGTACAGGGGCAGTAAGTCTGCCATCGTGACCAGTAAAGCCTGGGGTAAACTTTATTGATAAAGGTTTTTTCACTTAAATTCTTTCTTGCTTCTAAACTTTAACTTGTAAGCATTAACAAAGTTACTTCTGACATTAAGTCTTTGCTTTGTTATGACAGCGTTTGCTTCTTTGTTATCAACAATCTCCATTTCCCAATCTTCACGTTTAACTGGGATTACCTGAACAAGTGGTGTCCCTTGTTTAATTACACCCTTAAAGTTTTTTCTAACAAGGAAAGAAAGATGCCCATCAGTAATAAACTTATCAGTGTCCACGAATGCGCCCATTGCATAAAAGGGGGAAGCATCCTTATGAACTGGATTCATAAAGATACAACTATAGCCTTCCTCTGTTCCAACAGAGTAGAATGGCATAATCCTAAACAAGTCTTTGTGATAAAGTTCTTTGTCTATTGGGTAGTGAGAGTACTGCAATATATCGTGCTTTGATATCATATCGTTAGCAAATTGTTTTAGTGTTATTGGAACTGACCACTCAATTTTTTCTGGGTTTGTTGCATCAATATAAATATCACAAGGACACAAGATTAGATATCCAGCAGTCATGTAATCAAATACGGGCATACATCTTTTTACTGTAGAGGATACGTTGCCCATTGGCAAAAACTTTGCATCATCAATAGATCCAGGTTGATCTCTGTACCATTTTGGTACAAGCCTAGATGCTGGAATTGGTTCAGGAGCAAAAGACTGAGTCTTCTCGCTAAACGGGTAAAATTTAATATTGTTCATAAAAGTTCCTAACTCTCTGTATAATTATATCATCTGCTTCAAAAACAATATCAAACATTGGCTGATTTCTTTTAATCTTGCCAAAAACCTTACTAACCATATGGCTACCTGAGTTCTTAAAACTAAAATCCACAAAGTGTGGCTCTACATAGATTTCCGTTTTGTTTGTTTTTTTATAATGATTAGACGATTCCTGGATTAAAAATGGAGAATCTGTGTTTGGCCTAACGTATCTTACTTCAACATCCTCATCAATAAACCAAGGAACATAAAACTTAAAAAAGCCAAGAAAGCAACCACTGTCTCTGTCGTATACATTCTTGGTCCTGTAGTATTGTCTCATCCAGGGTCGATCTAAATTAAAGAATTCCCCACTTTTTTTTTGCAATAAAAAGAATTCTGCATGATTTTCCTGTCTAAGTGTTACAGTATTTCCAATTATAGATATTAGTCTTGGCTTTGGATATAAAGCCTCAACATATTTATTTATTGGTTTTATTACTGAATCCGAGTATTTACCTTTTAAAACATACTCATACCTAATCCATTTTTCAGGCAGTCTAGATTTTTTACTGATCTCAGAAAATACTGGATCATATGTGTTGTACCACACGTTGAAGTCATGCTTGTCTTCTTCGTGAAGCATAAGTGGTTGTTCCATTTTTACTTCCTTGCTGGTCTGGCAGGTTTCGATCCTGCGACATCCGAATTAACAGTTCGGCACTCTACCAACTGAGTTACAGACCATTATACACTATTACGAAATTGGGTTAACAATTCCCTTTGGTGTATTAGCCGTTACCCACATTGATGCTACTGCTGCTGTTGCTGATGATGATGTCTGTGATACAGGACCAAATGCGGTATTGTATACCCACTTGCTACCATCTAGTGATAGTCGAGCAAAGTAGTCTGTGTTGGCATCAAAACGTGCCAAAGCATTTCCCTTTTCATCAGCATGTGCAACCGCTAAAGTGTTAGCAATGCATCCTGGATAACTGACAGACTTATTTGTGTCATTTCCTGCTGCTGCAAATACTGGAATACCAGAAGACTCTAGATCGTTAATTAGTGATCGGATTACAGCGTCATCTGCAAGGCGAGCCTTTGGTGTATTGATTGCTCCGTATGGAACACAGTCTAACTTTGTCTTATTAAATGTTAAAGAAATTGAAACAGCACTTACCTTAGACTTATTAGCCTTTACCCAGTTAAGTGATGAGATCAATTGGCTTGGAAAAACATCAGACTGTGCACTAGAAGCACAAATTGGAATGATGCTAATTGAAGGATTCTGTAACTTTGCTACAGAATACATGGCTGTTCCATGATTGTATGGATCAGAAGCCTTTGCATTTTTAACTGGCTTTGACTGTGCACATACTGCACCTGTAGATGTGATTGCACCTTGTGCAATATTTGACTGAAAATAAGAGTCAATAATTACGAGAGACTTAGCGTCTGCTGCTTGTGATTGTACTGGTACTACAACTGAAAACAATACTGCTATTAGTGCTACGATCTTTTTCATTTTATTCCTTTTCATTTTAAGATATCATCAATCTGATGACATGTTGACAAGGGTCTCCCCCTGCCTCCCATTCTTCTACTTCTTCTTCACCCATATAAGCATAACCGCCATCATGTGTATTGCAATAAGGTGGTGTTATCCATCCCCGATCAATACCATTTGAAAGCCATATGCCAAACTCTTGCTCTTCTGGAGATAAATCTTCTTCGTCACTGTAGTTCATATTATAAGTATACCCCTACACACTGACAATGTCAACTGGCCCCATGCATGATGGGTTAAATTTTATTGCAGCATTTACTGCTTGAAGAACTCTGCTCCTTGCATTTTTTTGTTTATCTGTTGCATATAAAACACCGTAAGCATACTCTGCTCCTGAACCCATAGCAAGATATGGCAATGTGTATTTAGATAAAGACATGTCTACAGAACTATGCTCATATATTTGTCCACGAATTGCAATTATTAATCCAAGGTCTCCTTCTTTTGAAGTGTCAACCCAAAACTCATTATAAAATTCTCTAAGTTCTTTAATAAACTTAGTCTGCATAAACTTATCAGTATCTCTTATGTTTGGGGTAGAGGGTTTAAAGTTATATCTAATTCTTTCCCCATCCATTGATCCAGCATAACCAATTAGGTATGGGCCAATCTTCCAAACTTTTGGAGCATCAAGTGCTAAGATAGTTCCATCGTCAGAGGCGCCACGGTCTCCAGCCATATAGATCTTGTCTTCATGTCTTACTACAGCAATACAAGTCATTCTGCGTGGTAACCTTTCGGATATAGTGTTATTATTACTTTTTGTATTTCGTCTTCTTCTGACCAGAGCCTACTATTAGTATACACGAATTCTAGGATCTTGTCAAAGACCCCATCAACGTGTACTTCAGTATCCATACTAAGATTCATCTGAAAGTCTGCTTCCCAATCATTACTAAAATTATCTGATAGTTCTTTTATTACCTCTTCCAAACCTTTAGATTTTAATATGATGACTGTTGGTTTATTTAATAATCTAATCTCTTCAAATGTTTTTTTCTTATCTGCTAGGTGCTGAAAGTTGCCAGCAAAATAAAATGAATGAACATTTCTTTTTCCATTAACAACAGCGCTTATAACTGAGTTAGGTCCAGATAAAACTTGATAAGGAATTCTCATCTCCGAAAGCATTGATTTGAATTGTGACATAGGCTCAAGAAAAACCGAAGAACCTTCATCTGAAACAGCAAATATTTTTTTTCTATTTTTTACATGCTCAAGCAAAACATTTTTCATATCATCAACATGAGCAGGATCAGACTCAAGGTTGTATTGAAGTATGACCCCCCTTGGATTTATATTTGGTCTTTCTTCAATATTGAGATAGTTGATGGCATTGATTAATCTGGAGAACTGTCTATGATTTTCTACTAAAATAACATCTGCAGTTTTAATATGTTCTATTGCAGATAGACTAATGTCTGCTGGGTCTCCAATTGGCAGAGATCCAAACACTATGTTTTTTCTAAATATATTATTTTGTAGCGTGTCTTGAATTTGATAGCGCAAGAGAAAGCCCCTCTAGATAGATACCTTATAAGTATACCACCCAGAGGGGGTCTTTCAATTAATGACTAATTAGCCTTTTTGTCTACAGACTTAAAGGCGTCATTTATTTCTGCAAGTGATAGTTTTCCATCGTCTAAAAAAGCCCTTGCAAGCCTCTCAATAACGCTGGCTACACCAAGTAGTCCTGCTAAGAATACTGCCTGAACTGTATCTATCCCTACTACGGCTCCTGCTCCTAGGACTGACAGTCCTGATGCTGCGAATACCGCAAGAATTCTCATGAGTATATTCGTCAACGCCTTCTGTGAGTTTTCTTTCTTGGGTGCTTCTACTGCTATTTTTTTAGTTGCCATTATTCATCATCCCATTCCTTATTTCTAACTGGATAGGTAATTGCCCATGCAATCAATGTACCAACAATTGCATAGCCTACTACCGTTTTTGCAGAACCATCAAGGACTACCCAGGCAATAAACATACCTAGAAGTGTCCAAAGTTGATCTATCATATCTTTGATTATTTTCTTTATCATGGTCTTCTTCTCCTTATTCCCTTGGAATCGCCAGAGGCTCCTCCGCCACCTGATCCTCCAGAACTACTGCCTGTGGACCCTCCAGTGGAACCTGTCGCAGCACCTACAGCATTTAACGCTGCTCCTGCTGCTACAACTGTTGCTACAACCATTTCGGTTGCTTCTTCTCTTTCGCTTTCTGTCATATCTGCGCCTATGCTACCCAATGCTTCTAATGCTGCTCCAGGGTCATTAAATAATTCTGCTGCAAATGCTGCTGGGTCGGAAACTAGTTCTACTTGAACGGCAACCTCTGCTGTAATAACAACAGCCTCACCATTTTCGGATGTACGAACATCAACTGGTGTGCTTGCTGGTAAATCTGATAATTTAATTCCAGCCTCTGCAACCTGTTGTGCAGTAAGATTTTCACCTTCTGGCACTGATTGAATTAACGCATCAGCAACAATATCTTTTTCTGCTTCAGATAATTTACCATCTGAACTTGCTAGTGCAACAATTGCTGCAACATCTTCTTGTGAAACTTCACCGTCTGATGCAAGTGCTTCTAGTACTGCTTCTTGATCTGCTACAGAAACTTTTCCATCTTCTGCCAATGCTTCAATTAATTGATCAGTTTCTTCTGCATCAATTTCTCCATCTGCTGCCATTGACTCTGCAATTGCATCGACCTCTTCACTATCTAATTTACCGTCTGACAGTGCATCATCAACTGTATTGGTTACATCTTCTTCGGATCCCGTCACTGGTTCTATATCAACTGGTTCAACGTCTACTGGTTCTGTATCCACAGGTTCTGTTTCAACAGGCTCTGTGTCTATAGGCTCTGTCTCTACAGGAGTAGTGTCTATAGGCTCTGTCTCTACAGGAGTAGTGTCTATAGGCTCTGTCTCTACAGGAGTAGTGTCTATAGGCTCTGTTTCCACTGGTGTGGTATCCACGGGTTCTGTATCTACTGGCTCTGTATCTATAGGTTCTGTTTCAACAGGTGTTGTATCTACAGGAGTAGTAGTTACTGGTGTGGTGTCTACTGGTGGAACAACTATTGGTGGATCTATAACTGGAGGTTGAGTAACTGGAGGTTCTATAACTGGTGGTTGAGTAACTAAAGAAGGTGGAGTAGGTGTTACAACGGGTTCTGGGGCTGGTGCAGGAACTGCATCAATTACTGTTTGCGCTGCAGCAACTATTGTAGGTGCAGTAGTTACTTTTTCTACTGCTACGGAAACTGTTGCAATTGCTGTTACCTTGTTTGTTAAGTCTGTGCTTGCATTATTTAATGATGTAATTGTATTTTGAGAAACAGTTGCAATAGGTGCAATAACTGTATTTGTGTTTGCTGTATTAGTTGCAACAACCGTTGTAATTGCTGAGTTTAATGTAGCAATTTGTGCGTTTGCTGTATCAATTGCTGCTAGTACTGTTGCATTGTCTGGATCAGGAGTGGGAGTAAATTCAGATCCTTGACTAATTGTTCCAGTAAACCCTGTTGTAGTGCTTGTATTAACAATAGGAGTTAATGTACCTCCAGTAGATTCTCTTACATTAAACCTAGCCCCATTTGGAATAGGACCAGTTACGCTAACGTCTGCTTGCCATGCACCATCTGAAGGATTAACATCCGCATTAAATCTAACTTGAGTCATTTGTGTCTCGGCGGTAGTTAAAGGATAAACTCTAAGATCCCAGGCAACGCTCAGTGTATTAGTAGTTGTTGAGTATGTAATTCCAGATCCATTACTCCATGTAGTCCAGTCGTATCCTGCTATAGATATAGAAGGTGCATTAGGAGTAGTATGATAAGTTGCACCTTCATTTACTCCAAAGGTAATAGTTGCATTGGATCCAACGTAAACATTATTGTACGTTACTCCGCCCATTTGTAAATTAAATGGAAGATTCATTCTAACACCAGCATCATCTACATTAGATAAAACATTTGTGGTTGTACCAATAGTTGCTGCAAGGGCGTTTACTGCGTCTTGAGCGTTATTAATTGCTACGTTTGCTTGAGTTAATTGCGTTTGAGCCTCTGTACGTGCAGTAGTTACTGCTGCTACCGCTGTGTTTGCAGTGGCTACGGTAGCCGTGGCACTATCTATTGCTGTTTGTGCTACTTGAATTAATGTAGAGGCTGTCTCTGATTGAGCAACTTCTGTTGCAATTGCAGTTGATACCTGAGTAACTGTTGTTGGCGCTTCTGTCATTAGAGGAGTTGCTGTGGCTAGAACTGTTGACGTTGCTGATTCAATTACAGGGACTGCTGCAGTAATAACTGCTTGTGCTGTAACTACTTCTGGTGTTTGAGTTGTGGCTGTTACTGGAATTGCAGCCACCGCCTGTGTGACAGTTGCTATTGTTGATGTAACTGTTTGAACAACTGCTGTTGCTGTTTCTACGGCTGAAGATACATTTGATACTTCTGCTACGGCTGCAACTGCCTCTGTAACTGCTGTATTGGCTACTGTGACTGCTGAATTAGATGTTGCTACTGCCTCAACTGCCGTTGCTACTGTGGCTGTTGCTGTATCTGAGGCTGAGATTGCTTGGGCTACCTCTGTGGTGGCTGTTGCTAAGGCTGTATTTACTGACTGCTGGGCTGGACTTACGACTACTTGCTCTGATGGGGCTGGTGCGTCCTCAGCATGTGCTTGATCAACTGGAGATATCAACATCCATAAAGTCAAGAGCAAACCTACTAATCCAGATTTGATGAGAAGTGATTTTATTTACCTTTCCCCCTTATGCAAACAATGTCTGCTAGGATGATTATACCATTTTATTAAACAAAAAAGAGGGCTAGCACTTGGCTAACCCCCTTAGTTGTTGGTTTAAATTACTTCTTTAGTGCAACCTTAGCCTTTGGGAACTTAGCGTTCCACTTCTTTGCCAATGCGTTGTACTGTGCAACATATGTAGCCTTAGCAAGATCTGATGCTGCCTTTGCAGTTACTGTTGCTGAATCAGATGCTGCCTTTGCGTCTGCAAGTGCCTTATCTGCTGCAACCTTATCTGCTGCACGTCCTGCCTTCTCTGCTGCAAGTGCTGCATTAGCAACTGCTAGTGCTGAGTTAGCAACTGCAAGTTCTGCGTTCTTTGCTGCAAGTTCCCCTGCAAGATCACGAACTGCTATTGTTGCAACTACAGAACCTACTGGCGCTGAAAGGCCTGTAACGGCTGCTGCTACTGTTGCGTATGCTGTAACAGTAACTGAACCTGAAGCAGGAAGTGTAACTGTCTGCTCCTTAGTTCCAATAGTTGCTGTTGCTGTATCTGTTACAAGGGCTGTTGCTGTTGCAATACCGTTTGCAGATACTAGCGTATTAACAGTTACACCACTCTTAGGATTACCAAATACGTCAAAAGCAGATACCTTAAGTACCTGTGATGTACCTGCTGCTCCTGATGTTGGTGCAGAAAGTGTAATAGAGTTTGCTGTTGCTGCAGAGTTTGAGCCCTGCACATAATAAATTGTTGTAGTTCCAGCACGTGTAACCGATACTGTTCCTACTGCTGTACTTTTAGTATATACATAAAAGTCTGCTGAATTTCCAGTTCCTGTTGCAACTGAAAGTGTTGATGTTCCAGATGATGCTGTTACTACTGTAGTTCCAGTTAGAGCAGGAACAATTGTTGCATTTGTTGCAACTGCTGTTACTACTGTTCCAGTGTCTACTGCTGTTACAGCAATCTTCAATGCATCTGCTGCATCGATACTGTTGTCTGCTGGCACTGGTAGTGATACAGGAGTTGTTACTACTGTTCCACCTGTTGCTGCAGATCCCGCTACCGTTAGGGTAACAGTTCCAGCGTTTGCTTGCGCTGCTGGCGATACGAGCATTGTGCTAGTCAGGGCTGCAGCGATGATTAGCGATACTTTCTTGAATGAATTCATTTTATCTCTTTTCTTGTTATAGTGTTTTTAGTCCAGCCAAATAATCTTCAATGTCTTTTAATTGGCTAGGTTTATATTGTATCACATTGCGAGAATCCATGTCAAATTGCTCCTCTGGAGTCTTTGGCCTATCCTTATAGGTATGGACTTCTATCTCAGTATTTATATCTTTTGGGGTATGTGATATTGCCCCAAATATTGCTCCACACACAGCATCAGCCAAGTCCTTTGACTTCTTGCGTGGGTGATCAACTCTGTCATTTTTCATAATCTTTAACTGGGTTAGTTCTTCAAACAAAAGTTCGATTGCTGGCATTACTAGCCTCTCTTCATAAACAAGCATTGCCATATCTTCATAATGTTTTTTAGCAACAGAAACAGTATCAGTTCTCATTCCAACCTGATTCAATTCATTCTGAATATCAAATGACTGCCAACGGTCAAAAGAAACTAGGCCAACATCAAACCCAAGTCTTCTAAGGTTTTGAATCCACTGCTTCACCTCTGAAAGATTAACGGGGCCTTCAATCTTTGGCTCCCACCATGCTACTGCATCTACTACTACAATTGGTGCTACCTGTTCGTAGTTATTAATTACTTGGATATTTACCCATTTTTCTACATGGGCGATTGCTACCGCACACTTGTCATGCTTTTGTGCAAGGTCAGCGTGTACATAATATTTTTTAGTTGGATCTGGTTTAAATGACTCATCAAATCTTTTAAAAGCGTCTATTGGATTTCTTGTTGTCATACAAGATCTTACCTTATCGTGCTGCTTAAAGAATGCATCTGATGCAAATGTTGGTACACAAGCAAAGCGCATCATTGCATCTCCAAGGTCTGTCATGAATGCAATCTTAAAATCATCAATCTTTCTTGTTGGGTTTACTTCCCATGTTGGTCTCTTGAGTGCAAAGACCCCAGGATATTTATATGAAACTATATGATCTTCATCCCAAGCGATATCAAATGTATTGTCTGCACTATCTTCTGGAAGCAATGGATTAATTACAAACTTATGTGTACGATCTATAACTTCTTTTTCAGAGATTACTGCATCATACTTTTCTGAAATAAAGTCTCCTGGATAACGTGGGAATGAAAGCAAAACGACTTTGCCAAGGTCAGGGAAACGGGAGTCAACAGATCCACGGAAAGCCTTATATATATTATCTGCGGTCTTTCCTTGATCATTTCCTGTACCAACCTCGGATGCAAAACCTGAAATCTCATCAAGAACTGCAAGCAAAAGATTTAAACCCTCGTGTGACTCACGTTCTGAGTGTCCAGAGTAGACAGTAATAGATTTATTAAACTCAATTGAATCTGCTTTAGCATAGTATTTTCCAGCAAACCATGGTGACTTTTCAATTTTTGTTTTAAAACCTTTAAAGAAAACGTTCTTTGCCTGTTGTGCGTTAATAGCAACGTTGATTAAGTCAATAGCATCTCCAGAAGGCTTGCCAAAGTATTTTGCTGGGTCTTTTAAGCATAGTAACTTATATACAATGTATGAACATGCTACGGTTGATGTGAAGTCTTTTCCAGATCCCTTGCCAAGTTGCAGAATGATTTCGTTCTTTGTGTACTTGTCGTAGTATTGGGATCCTTCTTCTTCCCCCATTAATTCTATCAAGTCTTCTTTTCTATATATCTGACTCATTGCCTCAACAATGTCATACTGGATATCAGACAAGCCAGGCTGGCCAAGGAAGGCATCACCCTCAACAAATGTTTTGGCGTCTACTGGAATCTCTTCAAAGTTATTATCTTTGAGGGCTTCTAAAAATTCATCATACATCTTGAACCACAGTTATAACTTCATCTTTTTTAGCAATAGATGAAAGTCTTTTCATAATCTCGTCACGAACTTGTGGATACTCTGACGCAATATCTTTTAGGATTGACATTAATACCATCTGTCTATTTTCAATCTCAATCATTTCATCAGCAAGTTCTTTATTCTCAAGAAGCCCTGCTTTCTGAAGCATGTCAATTCTTTTTGATTCAATGTCCATGACCAGTTTAATTGCCTGAGTTTTTGCTCCAAGGTTATTGGTCATTGATGCCTCATCAATTACTTCGTAAGACTTTGATATAAGTTTGCTGTAGTGTGTATCGGCAGCAGCAAGTGCTTCTTTAGCACGTGCTCTAATTGCATCGTTTGCAGATGCCATAACTTTCCACTCATTAATTAATGTCACAACACGTGTGCGTGGAATATCCAGTTGTTTAGAAATTACTGTTGGATCATTCCCCTTTAGGTACTCTTCAACAACAAGGTTAACTTGATCAAGATGTTTAACTAGATCTTCTTCAGTCGACATGATTTAACTCCCTTGCTATCTTTAATAGTATAAGGTAACCAATCAAATCATCAATATCGTTATCGCCAATGAATGCTCCGCCTCTGGTAATCCTAGAAAGTTTGTCATCAATTCGAACATGTAACTGTTCAATATTATCAGAGATAGAAAAAATCCGAACTGGATTTAGCGCTGAGTCTCCGTAAGATTTATTTTTTGTAATAAGCATATCCTTGATCTCATCACAAACCTGACCAATAGTAAACTGTGTTTCAGAACTCATCGTCTATCTCCTCTTCTAGATCCCAATCAAAAATTTCTGGTAGGTTCTTAAGTGTTAAAAGTGTATAGGCCAGTCCAGCAGACATGACTAATGATAAAATAACTAATGCCTTACTTGTATTTTTCATCGTTTTGATTTCCTCAATCCAAATTTTGCAAGGTAGACGTAGATAGTTTCTATGCTCACTCCACACTCCTTTGCAATCTCTTCTGGTGTCTTCTTATCCATAACATATCTCTTACGCATAAAAGACTCACTTGTATATAGTTTAGCAGCCATAGCGTTATTTGTCAACCCTGCCAATTGGCTTCATCTTGTCCCAGTATCCCCCAGGATTTCCAACATACACCTGTCCAGTTTCACGATCTACGAGTATCCATTTTTCTGGACACAGGGTTCTAACGGTAAGGATTACATCCTCTTCTTCTTGTTTAAAGTTAAATGGTTCCCGACTCATAACTGTACTGCTTTCTCCCAATTATTAATTGCCCAATGACCTATCCCGCAGGCATCTGCAACATCGTTATCTGTAATAGTTCTATCATACATTGTATTAATATATCGAATAGTCCTCTGTTTTCTTAAATCTCTTTCATAAGTCTTAAGCCATGACTCCGACTTGCCAGGATTTTGAGACTTAATGTATAACTTTTCATCAGTGGATATTTTTTTATTACCTATAAAGTTTTGCCATGTAATTGGGGCAACCCTGCCTATTACTTTTGTACCAGTCAAACCTGCAGCGCCAAGGATCGACCCTTGGACAAGTGCTAGGTCTGCTGCTGTTTTTGGACTATTCATAAACACAGTATGCTCAATCACTATTGCTTCAAAACCTCCATAGTAATCAAAGAATGCCTTTACCTTTTTCCCAGCATCCATAACTTTTTCATAGGTATTATTGCCTTGAAATTTAATCTTTCCAACAGCGCCAAGAGTTTCCTGTTGCGTATCAAAAAGTGCAAACGCCAAACTATTGGTACTTGCGTCTATAGCACAAATACTTTTTGGAAGGTTCTGATCTATTAAGGACAATTTCATTCTTTTGCCATCCGCTTAATTTCTTTTAAAACCTTTTTTACATCTGATGGATTAATGTTACACTCAAAACAAATTTGCTCATCGTTGTATATCGATAATTCAAGTTGACAATTTTTACATAAACGTTTTTTGCCTATGCGTTTTTGTCTTCTTGCATGAAGATATCTTGATGCAATCTTTTGCTTTGTTGCAGCCTCTCGACATATTGTAGAACAATATACCTGATAGGATACGGTAGCCTTAAATTGGTTGTCGCACCAATTACAATTCTTCATCCAATGACTCCAAGGATTTGACTTTAAGATCCCCTTCGCCTGCTGACGCACACGCCTTTTGTACTGGGCATGACTTGCATATCTTGGAATTTGCTCTATAGTTTTTCTTAGGAAGAGTTCTATCTACCCAAGCCCTACGAACTTCTCTCATCCAATCAAATGCCTGGTCTACCCACCGACGGTAATGATCGTTCACTGTTACGGGAAGAACTAGCAACTCGTGATTATTTTTATTTTCATAAATAAGAACACCCTTTGATTTCTTAAGGATCTTCATATAAATAAGTAATTGAATTAAGTGTCCAGTCTTTGGCTTTCGCTTTGCTTTGCGATATTCAAATCCCTCACTCATCATTGTTTTAATTTCTCCAACAATTTGCTCATCGCCCCAGTTAAGCATGGCATCTCCATATCCAAAGATAGGAGGATCCTGATTAACAATCTTAAACTCTGTTGTTGGATTATCATTTGCATCACGGAATATTTCCGCAATACCAGAAGCCATCATTGCATCTTGAATTCTATCATGAGACTTTGTACCAGCAGTCATGTTGGCAACACCATAAGCATCATTGTTATCTTCAAATGTTTGACCATCAAAGGCGAGATACCAGTATCTAGGACACTCTCCGTGCCCATAGGCAATCGTTGATGGAGCAAAGGTCTTCTTTTGTGTATGCTTAGGTCCACGTCCTTCAAGGTATCCAGACTGGATCTTTTGAACCATTTCCGTTGTATCAAAACTGTCCGCTGGAAGTGGTTCTGGTTTAACCATTATTGATTTTAGTAAATTTTTTGTCATTGTTTTTATTCTCGTTTCCGTTCATATAAGTATAGCAGAAATTATCTAGTTGTGTACTTTAATGCAGAAACAAGATTGTTAATTGCTTCGGCTGCGGTGTAGTATAAGTTTTTCTTTCCACGATCTGACTTATCTACATTGGCCATCCATGTAGCCTTTAGTGCCATTTTTGCTGCGATTGCTTGAAGTCTAACTATCTCAACAGTCGCAACATTTAGTGGGATATCTGGTTTAAGGATAACCTTGGCAATAAAAGTTAAAGCAGTTGTAAGTTCTTCGTCATTCATGTAGTCTGCAATTTCTGACAGACCGTTTATCATATCTATTGTTGTATTGTTTTGTTCCATTTTTATCCCATCGATTTCTTTGATATTCCGTCTCTTAATCCTTCTTCTTCCCAAAGTTTAAACGCTGCCTGCATATCTGGTCTTGACTGAAGTTCATCAAGATATCTTTTTCTTACGTCTGGGCTATGCTCTGGGTCTATTGGATTTTTATCTCCAGTAAATCTATAACTATTTGTTGGACAATAGTCCATACTGATAATCTCACAGAACTCTCCCTCTTTAAATTTACGCTTTGGTCTCCAGTGTATCTGATTCACTGCGCTAAAGACAATAGTCTGACCACCACTGAGTGAATACTTAGT